GGGGGTATATACCCCTTCCCGAACTTCAAATAGACTGGGTAGACTTTATAGCACAGTGTGTATATGGAAGGTCTAATAACTTTGTTCGAGCATTTATGAAGCGTTATATTATAACGGACACTCTTATTAATAGGGATCACGAAGCGCGTCTGCGAAGAGTTGTATTGGATATACTTAAAAGAACTGCCACAAGAAATAGCCCTGAAGAAGCCAAACAATTTCTTAGAGATATGTGGGAGACACATATTTCGCTAGACGAAAATGACTCAGATACATATGAACTTCTCGTATTGTTTATAGATACAGAAGCATTACATAGAATGTTTGAAAATGAGGTAGAATATAATCAAAGTGGTCGCGTTAAGTCTTCGCATAAACGGTCAAGTAGAGCAAGAAATATAGGCGTGAGAAGCAATCGAAGACAGCGGCAAGGTTCTGTAAGCTCCGCTAATTATAACGGTGGAGGAAGGCGCGGGCGCAGGCGCACACGCAAATATCAAACGACAAGAAAGTCTAAGTGTGGGGGAGGTGACGGGCGTGACGGACGTGACGAATATAGACGACACGATTATATATCGCAGAAACCACAGTTACCTGAAGAATGGATGAGGAAATGTAACGATGGTAAATGGGAAGAATTATCCAAAGTAAAAGATAAAGATGGCAAAACTGATGTAGCTGAAATCGAAAATGAAGTTCACGGGGTTCGTGGAGGATTTATTACTCCTTCCTCTAACCCTCATTCTAAACGGTTATCGTCAGGGAGATACTTGCAATTTAATTGGAAAGGAGACCCATCTGTTCACGCAAATATTATAACGAATATAAAATATATAGGAAAATATGCAAAATGTGAACTTGAAAAACGTCGACCAAAAAAAGCTAATTTTACTCACGAATTTAGTACTTATAGATAATATTAGGCATAGGTAGCACGATGCGGGGTGATGCAGTGTGATGCGGTGCCACGCTTACTTACTTTAGATATGCATCGCGGTATTTAGGGAATCCGATTTTTGCAAGTAATTGGAGCTGGCGCATCGTCATCGCCATACTTCCTCCCGAGTGCCCGACCTGCATATTGTATTGAACGGATTCAACAACCATGTCCCCGCGACTAAACATAAATCCTTCTCCTCGAGGTGGTTCATATATCGACAGGTAAGTCCATACATCGATTTCCTGCCTGATGATTTCAGCTTTTTCTTGTGATAGAACAACGGCATTCATAGCATCGCGAAGCATATCGGCTGCCCAAGTATCGCCCAAAAACGATAGATCGAGAGCGGCGACTTCTTGGAGGCTGCGAGGATATTTGGATTCTTCTTCTTGGGCTTCGGCGCGAGGAGTAGGAGGGATCTCGGCGTCAATATCTTCAGCAGCGATGATAGCGGCAGCAATAAGAGATTCGAACGACATTTCGGGGTTGTTTGATTGAGCGGGTGTGTGTTTGGATTAGTTTTCTATATTCTATTTATTGGCTTTTACTCATTTCAATTTTGTGACACGGATTGAAATGAATATATGAATATATAAAAATAAGTTTTATTATTTCAGTGTTATTTTCGCTATTATCTTCTAGACCTGTGTGTTTTTTTTAGATGTCTTTGTGGTCGTCGCGTTCTTCTTCCTCTTTCTCCTCTTCCTCGTCGTCCTCCTCCTCTCCCTGAACTTCCCCAACTTTTAGGACTACTGTTATCTTCTTCTTCTTCTCCTTTGAAATAATACATAGGGCTAGGATTACGACTACGTGTACGTCTATTTCTAGAACTATACGTCGGTGTATGTCTCGGGCTTGGGCTACGCGGGCTATGCGGACTACGTGGGCTAGTTCTATGCGTACTTCGCCCTCGCCTCATTGAATCAACCATAGCATCATACTCTTCCATTGAGCTGATACCCGATATACTAAACGGAATTCTCGCTGCGGTATTAAGGTCTCTATCTATTCCAGCATTCATAGCGATTTGACACGTAACGCATCTACAACTCCGTGGTTCTGTATTTGCTTTCGCGTGTCTTTCTGTAAAAATTTTAGATTTCGGGCGAAGGGCTTCTAAAAAAGAAGAAAAATAAGAAGATTCCATTCGTTTCCCCATCATAATTCGCATCGCCTTATCGTGTTTCATTTCGCTGACACTGACACCTTTACTACTCATTTGGCTTAATGGTGCCACCGATACACTTATCTCACTAGCAATAGTTCTCAAAGCATCGCTAAATCTCACCTCTACTTGGTAAATAACTTTATCTGCAAAAGTTGCCGGTAATCCGAATTGACAACCCCCTAAAAACATTTGCAAATTGCGTTTCAAATTTTCACTATTTTCAACAGCCACGCGTGGGGCGGCAGTTTTCGCCGCGCTTGGATTGCGTAATTTTGCACAAAGATGGTGTAATCTATGCGACACAACATCTTCAAAATAACAGCGCTCGAAAGCGTCGACAAGCATTATAATATATCGTTTCTGTTCCCACGTGTCAAGTCCTCGTGTTCCTTCGGAATAAGGACAGGATACATCAACACATTGAATTTTTCGCGGGAAAACGCATCTGAAATTGTCAAGTAATCTTTGAAACTGTCTTTCAGGGTTAAATTCTTTAAATGGAGCACCTGCCATATTTACTTTAATAAAATTTGAACTAGCAGGAAATTCTAGCGATTCTAAACTTGGTGGTGCGTGAGTTTGGTCTAAAAAACTGCACAATTCTAGTGCGCGTTCTGAACTAAGACTCACTGGTTTCGACGGATTGAATTTACCGATAACAACCGCATCAGAAAAACGAAGTCTTCGTAATTTTGGAACAACTGACAAATTAACACTTGCTACTTCGACTTCTGTAAAATGTCTTAATACATCATTTCGTTTTAAACTGGGTTCTTCGATTGATGGGACGGCGTCGTGTATTTTAAAGTCCATTAATACATCACTCAATCTAGGAACGTTTGATAAGAATTCCGAATATTTGCGACCTTCGAATACATTTCTATTTGTTCGCAATACACGTACTGTTGACGGCAATAGAAAAAATGGAAGTAAAACACTGCCGCTTTCCATATGTTCGACTACCGTTAATAGTTTAAGATTGGGGAATCGTGTCTTAAAATCGAATCGACAAGTATCCTTAAATTCGGGTCTAAGTTCGTAGTCAACTCTTCGAGCACCATTGTAATATCCGCGGTCTATTAGTTCGAAATATTCAAATAATCGTCGCCCTATTTCGTGTTCTGCTTCGAGAGAGAATTCAAGAGTCAAATTTACTACTTCTGGGAATGTAGCAGAAGGTGGATTGAAACGTGGACGATGAAGGGCAGGCAAGCGGTCGGCCATTGTTGACGATTGTTTTGCTCTATATGCTTGAATCGAATCTCTGACTTGTCTACTATCACCCACTATATCAACCGATGCAGGTAATTCTTCGGGTTCAGGTTCGGGTATAACTAACATTTCCATAAGTGTCGCTATTTCACAAACTTTTTCAGGATTCCGCACACTGGCTTTATTTTTTACTGGTCTCGTTACGAATTCGGCGGTAGGATAATGGAACCTTGATTGTAACTCTGCTTCTTTTTCTGGTGTATGACAATGACAGACAGGTTGCCTAAATTCCCAATCATTTGAAGAACCGCAACCGACACATTTTTTTTCTTTGGATTTTGGATATTTTGGAGGTTCATCGCTCATTCGATGTTTAGTTATATACTATGTGGGTATAATAATATTGTTACGAATTAAAAATTGATTTCGTAAGTGACATAAATATATTATATACAAAAGAAAACATACAACGTTATGTCAAAGATAATACCCCTTGGAGCAATTAATATAAAAACACGAGAATATGTTTACCCGAAAGTTGCGAATAAGAAGGATGAATATATTTGCCCGGACTGTAATAAGGAATTAATATTATGTAAAGGTGAAATTAGAATTCCTCATTTTAGGCACAAAGTAGACAGTATCAATCCTTGTCATCATTATAGTAATCCAACTGAATCGCAAATTCACAAAGATGCAAAAATATTATTACAAAATTTACTTCAAAGAAAAATACCGACTTCATTCATTAGAGAATGCTGTTCGTGTAAAAAGATGGAAGAATTTGAAATACCTGAAATGACTGAATCTTCAACGGTTAAATTAGAATATAGATTTCAATATAATCGTAGTCTACAAGTAGCTGATATTGTTTATCTTGATAATGGTGAAATAGTTACTTTGTTTGAAATACGGTATACGCATAAAACACGTAGTGAAAAAAGACCCGAGCCTTGGTTTGAAATAGATGCTGAAAAACTAATACGACTAGCAAATGATGATAGTTTGACTACATTACAAATTCCTTGTATAAGGTGTGAAAAATGCGAAGAATGTACCGAAACGGAAAAAATAAAACAAATATTAATTAAGAAACAACTCGACAAAGAACTATTGGGTTATTATCTTAGTTACTTATCTACAAGTAAAGACTATCCAAAATTATTTAATGAAAATATTTGCAAATATATAGAAGATATTGAAAATAAGAATAAAAACTTACTTGATAAACCAGAATACATATTTTATAAGTCGGCTATATTAAGTATACATAAATATTTTAGTTTTAATTGTTTACCAATATATCATATTAGTGAAAGTATTGATGATAATAGTGGTTTAAGATTTCCAGGATTAACATCATTTGAATCAAAGTGTTGGAATAAACAAATAACAGATATCAATTTAGTTAATAGATTTATAAAAAAAAATGAATTGGTAATTCCTCATAAATTATGTAAAAAAATTATTTTAATGGAAATTGATAGATATAAATCATATAATTGTAAAATATGTAATAGAGTAGGATATTGTATTTGTAATTTAAATAAATTTCAATTAAAATTATTAACTATTTATTAGAATAAATATTAGAATAAATATTAGAATAAATATTTAATCTCTCTATAGTATACATTTTATATATCTTAAAGTTTATGATTTGTTTTAGTTCTGGTAAGATTACACTTTTGACAAAGCACTCTTAGTTGTGCATTTTCATAATGATAATCGGTCCATTCATTTTTAAAATCTTTGTCAGTTTCTAAAAAACATCTTCTATGTGTGTCATCATTTGTATCTCCAAAAGTATCAGGTATATTTATATTTTTGCTTTTCATAATATTTATAAAATTAAGTACTATTTCGTCAAAATGTATAATGTGGTCTATATGTAAATTATCAGTATTGGTACATAAAACACATTTTTTGTCGCTACCTTTCCGAAATTGAACTATTTGTTCATCAATGCTACTTCTCATAGCAGACATCAGCTCTTGTTTATCTCCTTTTGGTTTTCCTGTTATAGCAACTTTCCATGATATATCGATTTCACTTCCGTCTTTTTTTATAATAATAGTTTTGAGAGCATTTATATTTAATTTATCTTTAACTATTTTTATATTACACATATCTTGTGTTTTACAAATAAAATCTGGATGTCGTTTTAATATTTCAACTAATGTATTATAATGTTCCGGATACATATTTTTTATGTCGTTGCAAATACCAATATCGTTATATATAATATTTTTTACAAATACATCAAATTCACCTTGTGTTTTATATATTTTTTCTAAAAATATTATTGATTTTCGTGTCATTTATATATTTGTATGTATGTTTGTTTATAAATATAAATAATATATTTATAATCAATTTTATACCCAATCAAATAATAATCTTCGCATAGTATATAAAAATGCCAGTTAGTATACAAACATACAATATCGCTCGAAAGCTCGTTCGTGCCAAGTCTACAACCGGTGGCGTCGGCCGTCTTATTTTTGTCAACCCTACTGGATACAACTACAATAAATTCATTCCCGGTTCAGGTGTAGGCGGTATGAGTCGCTCCGTACGCAGATATCAGTATCGCCACGCTACTACGTGCGAGAATGCATCAGGTGGTCAGCGCACTGGTAGTTGTTTTTTTACTTAATGCGCTATTCGTGTGCATATTATACTATATTATATTATATTATATTATATTCTAATTCATATATTTTTATACGAAAAATTGAAATAGATATAATATAATATCCCATATACAGTCAGACATTATACACGTTAAAACATATACACCACGTCGCCATAAATATGAATACCGAAGAATCGCAGCAGCAGCAGCCTATCAGCATTCTCAAGAAGGCGGGCAAAAAATCAAGCCCTGGATTAGGAAATATACATTCTCTCGCTCAATCTAATCCATCTTCAGACAAACCAACGAATCGCGGAACCGGTGCCGGTGGAGCAAATACAAATATCACAGGAAAGTCATTTGAACAAAAAACCGAAAATGAAACGCGCCTACTCGCAAATGGGTTTGTTCGGAAACAAATTCCCGGTGGTAAAAAGAATTCAAAAAGTAGCTTCTATTTAATCAAAGAAACAGGTCCAACCGACAGTATTGTTTACCTTACTCAGTATGGACTCGTAAAATATTTCAACCACTTCTTCAAAAAGGAAATGTGTAGACGACCCGATGAGGCGTACCTATTCCGAACTGGTGACAAATATACGCTGAAAGTTCTGGAAAAGAAGAACCAGAATGAGGACGGTAGTGTTGATACGAAACTTATGACTGCACGAGACTTCATCGAAGAATACGAAGACTCAATCGAGGATTCTAATTTTACTATTCGGTATGCATTTTGTATTTCGGATTTCTTAAAGAAAAACTACATTTCCGACGGAAAAAAATGGGCGCTACTTCGCAACAGACATAAAAAATACGGAATTGCTGTTCTATTCGGCGATGACCCCAATTACTACGAAACACTGGATGCTTGGGTCAATTCGTAATCAAGACCTCGTTTGTGCGTTTGTCCGGTTCTTTTGAATGAATCGCCCTACGGCAGCTTATAATCCGCGTATTGTATTTCGGCGCCGGGAATGCATCTTTCACTAATTTGACATCAGCATTACTCATCAATATCTTCACCCCTTTTTCCGTCATTTCGTTACACATTTTAAATAACGCATTATGATTATCTATATTAAACCCGTCGTTTGTATACCCTACAAACGATGTTCCCGATTCAGGAGCATAGGGTGGGTCAAGGTATATGAAGTCTCCTTTTTTTACCCTTGTTTGTGCTGGCGCTAATGATTCTGCGTATGACTCCGCTGTAAATACGACATTTTTGATGAGCGCGGATATCTTCATAATATGCTCTTCATCAATAATCGACGGATTTTTATAATTCCCGAATGGAACATTGAAACCATTTGGCCCTTCCCTATAAACGCCGCGAAAACACGTCTTGTTCATAAATAAGAGCATTGCGGACGCCCTCGGTGTAGTTTTCTCTTCTTTCGACATAGCATTAAATAAAGACCTAACCCAGAAATAATATGACTCTTGTGACGTAGAGGCTTCTTCGATATTTGATGCTTTTCGATTCACCTCCGTACCTGCAATCTTACTATATTCGCCCACAAGTATCTTACATTCAGCAATTACATCATCCGGGTGCATTTGAATATTTTTATAAAATCCAATCAAATTGGAGTTTAAATCACTGGTATAAATCTTTCCTGTAAGTTTGATTTTGCCAGTATTGATATACGTCAATAAACCGATAAGTACACTTCCGCCTCCAAGGAATGGTTCGTGGTAGTTTTTCATTTTTGTAGGAAATAGAGACAAAACCTCATCGAGAATTTGCGTCTTTCCTCCAACCCATTTTAATACCGGTTTTGGTATTGGTATTGGTATTGGCGTGGATGTGCTCATTTGGATAATAATATGATTTATATATTATTATCGGATTCAATTTTATATAGTAATTTAATTACATTATTTACTACTTCAAAATATTGTATATCTTGAATTTATACAAAGCATATGCAAACAACGAAACCAATGCTGTAAAGCTTGTATAATAACACCATATACTACCTTTAGAATCCGTTGTTAGTCCATAATAAAATCCAAATGCAGGCATTATACTTAATGCTACTATAATCTTATATGACATATCCCATAATACAAATATTGGTATAGCTATTATAATTAACCAAAGTGTATACGCAATCGGTTTAGTCCCTACATATTTAGATATCCACCAGTTAAGATGTCCATCGGGTGTAACGGTTGTACAATATTTTACAGGTTTTCCATAAAAGTGTAACAATAACGAAAACGAGGAGATAATAGAAAATATTACAATAAATAATTTGCGATTGTTGCTACATTTTGCCCACGGTTTTACGAATAATGAACCTAATGTTGCAGCCAATGGTTGAAGTATTAATACAAGTGGAACAAGTGTAAATGTTATTATTTTATTAGCTGTTGTACAGGATTTACGCGGGTTTGTAAGCCATAGCAAAAGTTCGGCAAATTGCATTCCACACCAACCTATCATAATCATTGCTATCCATTTAAAATGCGGGATATTTGAACACATTAACACGACGATTGCGACTAAGGAATAGAGCGATGTTTTCGCGCTAGATTCAACGCTGTAGCACATTTTGTATTGTATGCTGTTATACTATCTATAATATAGTTGTAGATAATATAGTTGTAGATATTATAGTTGTAGATATTATAGTTGTAGATATTATAGTTGTATATATTATAGTTGTATATATTATAGTTGTATATATCGAACATATCGCATATATCGCATATATTGCAGATATGAATATTATTTTACAAATAATAATTGGCTTTTTTCTTGCTGATGTAATTAGCGGTATATTCCATTGGTTTGAAGATAGTTATTTAGATTATTGTATAGATATCCCGATTCTTAGCGGTATAGCCAAAGATAATGAAATGCATCATTATTTTCCAAGAAGTATAATATCATATTCTTATTGGGAAAATATAAATGTAACTTTTCCATTAACAGTTAGTATTTTATTTATATTGTATTTATTAAACAAGTCTTTATTTAAGCACGTATATTTAATAGCATCATTTGCTTTCTTTAGTATTATATCGAACCTACTTCATAGATTTTCCCATATGAGAGAATGTGAAAATAACCAGGTTATCAATTTTTTACAAAGTACTGGTATTTTATGTCCTCATAAGCATCATTCGATTCACCATATAAAAGATGCTGAAAAATATTGTATTATAACCGTATATTGTAATTATATACTTGATTCAATCTATTTTTGGAGAGCATTAGAATACACTATATTTTTACTTACAGGTATACAACCTAGTAGAAAACCGTATAATGATTATTATATAATACAGAATCATATGCACGAAAATGCAAAATTAAAATGTCCCGATAAACCTACTAAAAAGGATATAGACGAATTAAAATATATTTTGAAACATTATAAAAATTGTAATAAGCGTTTTAATGATTAAACGATGAATGCTGATTTTGTCTATCAGGAAAATTGATACACAAAATGTTAAATAACGTACATATAGCAACAAAATGAGTCTTCAAAAACGTCTTCAAAAGGAACTTACCGAACTTATGCGCGATCCACCAACCAATTGTAGTGGAGGACCTCTCGACGATGATATTATGAAATGGCGTGCAACGATTACCGGTCCCGATGGAAGTCCATATGCCGGCGGTGTATTCTTCCTAGATATTGATTTCCCCACCGACTACCCTTTCAAGCCACCCGTCGTAAAATTCATCACCCCGATTCTTCATCCTAATATTAATGCCTCCGGCGGCATATGTCTCGACATTTTGAAAAATAACTGGAGTGCCGCCCTGACTGTTTCTAAACTACTCCTCAGTATTTCGTCCCTCCTCGATGAGCCAAACCCCGACGACCCTCTTGTCCACGACTTGGCGCACTTATACAAAACAAATCGTGCCGAATATACCGCAAAAGTTCGCGCATTTACATTTCACCACGCGTCTTAGGGTGCGTGTGTCGCCAACGATACACCCATATGTTGGTCAGTATTATAATATTTCTGACAATGTTTTTATTTGCGCCTCTGTCAGTTTTTCCGGATATGATACCTTAAATGCCACGTTTAAATTGCCGCGTTCTGTGCCGCGCTGTATACCCAATTTTGGTATTGTTTTTATCAGACCGTCGCGAATAATATTCCCTGACGAACTATTAAATGCGAATTTTTTACCGTTTAAATGTTCTATCTCGAATGCAAATCCGCAAAGCGCTTCTTTAAGTGTTATCTTTTTCTCCATTATAATATCCATCCCATTTCTTTTAAATGTGGTGTGTTCCTCTACAGTCAGTGTCACCTTGACATCCCCTCGACATTCTGGCGCACCTTCATTGCCGCGATTGCTCAATATGATTACTTCGCCACTTTCTGCACCCACCGGTATTGTGACATATTCTGTATGTTTATCCAATTCGTGTGTTCCTTCACTATTCATATTCCATCGCTCCATCTCTATAGGAACCGTTGCTCCTTGGCACGCCTGTTCTAGTGTTATTGTTATATTTACACTTATAAGTGCAGGCTTCTGCTCGGCTCGCTTCTGATATCGCGGCGTACGCTGAACATCTGGGTGGGAATGCGGGTGCGGGTGCTGTTGCTGCTGTTGCTGTTGCTGCATTTCTTGGTACGGCGGAGGCTGTGGTGGTGGATGATGATAATGCCCTCCTCCTGCTCCTGCTCCTACACGAATCTGTGGCTCGTTAAACATTCCTCCCATCCCCATCCCCATACCACTCAATATATCATTAAGCTCGCCCATCATATTTTCATTAAACCCATCTCCACCTGGAGTCGGACCAAATGTTCGTATTATGATGCGTGGACCACCCGGCATTCCCGGCATTCCTCCAAAACCCCCCAGCCCTCCCATATTCACAAATCCATTCATTGGATGATGCTCGGCGGCGCCGCCACCACCGCCGCCACCTCCCATAAACATATTAAATATATCCATTGGATTAATCCTTATTCCTCCTCCGCCACCACCGCCTCCGCCAAAACCACCACCCATACCTGCAAATGGATTATTGCGAGTTATATCATATTTTACCCTTTCATCCGGATCACTCAAAATACTAAACGCTTCTGAAATCTTCTGAAATTTCTCAGTCGACTCTTGACTGTTTCCATTCTTATCAGGATGATTGATAAATGATAATTTCCTATAAGCCTTCTTAATATCGTCTTGTGAACATTTTTCATCTACTCCTAATACATCGTAAAATGTTTCTCCTCCTTTCATTTCAATTTGCGTCAGTATAGATTAGATTATGACAGAATATGATAGATTAAAACGTATTATTAATAATTATATTATATTAAAGAAACATAAACTTAAATATTTATTAACGAATATTAATAATCCGGTTAATTAATTAGATAATTAATTATTAAAATACTATTTTATATCCTATCCTATCCGACAACAATGACAAAACACGAATCGCTCATTATAAGCTCAACAAGCCAACAAACAAATATACCATTTATTAATAAATATCAGCCGCAATATTTTAATAATTTCGAACAACTTGACCCTAATGTTGTATTACTTCTCAATACCCTAATAAAAATAAATAATTTAAATCTTCTTCTTGTAGGAGACCCTGGTTCAGGTAAGACGTCGCTAATTTATGCCACAATACGAGAATACTATAAAAATAACTATAACTCTGACAATATACTCGTGTTAAATAGCCTAAAAGACCAGGGTATATCCTATTATCGCAACGATTTAAAAATATTTTGCCAGACATCTTCATTTATTCCTGGATTCAAAAAAATCGTCCTTCTTGACGATATAGATATTATCAACGAACAAAGCCAGCAAGTATTTCGCAACTGTATGGACAAATATAGTCACAAGGTTCATTTCATTTCGTCATGTACAAACGTCCAAAAGGTAATTGACAGTTTACAGTCGCGTAATATTATCATAAAAATGAATCAGGTAGAAGATGTATGTCTTGACAAAATAATGAAAAAGATAGTCGCACACGAAAATATAATTATTGACCACGATGCCCAAAAGTTTATTCTAAATATTTCTAACTTATCTATACGAATCTTAATAAATTATCTAGAAAAGAGTAAGATTCTAAACACGCGCATCGACCTTGCCATTGCGAAACAATTATGTACCAATATTAGTTTCCATATATTTGAAGAATATACTACAAGTCTAACAAATAAGGACCTGGGTACTTGTATTAAAATTCTTTATTCTTTATACGACCAGGGGTATTCTGTTATGGATATTCTTGATAATTACTTTCTTTTCGTTAAGTCTACACCGCTTATCGACGAGACAAATAAATATAAAATTACAAAGATTCTTTGTAAATATATGACTATTTTTCATAATATACACGAAGATGAAATCGAATTAGCACTTTTTACCAATAATCTTGTTGCACTTTTTTGATTTATTTTTCAATTATTTTTTCAATTATTTTTGATTTTTATTATAATAACGCGTCTTAGTTCGTAGCTAGTAAATATTTCGCTATCTGTGTATTCGATGTAAGTACCTGTTTCGGCGACATTCTGACAAACCATCCAAAATTCCGGCGCTGGATTAGCTCAGGGGCGGGTATATATAATCCAAATGTCTCATTACATAAGTCTAAATCAATCGTATCACTCATTAAATCGTCCAAAATGACAGGCGATTCGTCTCCCTTCTTCGCCCCCACAAGGTCCGGTTTAATCACATTTACTGTTCCAATGGATATCTGGTCGAAGAACCATTTACTTATCTTGCCTTCAAAATCCATATCATTTGTATAGTCTTGCGATACCAATGTCTCTAAATATTCTATATACTTTTTCATAATCGGATTGTCTTTCTTACATCCCATTATTTTCGTAGATGGGGCAAATGTTATCGTAGATGATGCTATACTATTAGAAACCATCTCTGTTACAAATACCCCCTCGGCTCCTGTTCCTTGAGTTATTCCCAATTCATATAGTGTTTTCAAATTCTGGAAACATATAAATGATGGCGGCATTCTTATACCTCCATATTTATTAAGTAGTTGCGCCATAGCCAACTCACGCATATGTGGGCGAAGTGGATACGCTAATCGGTCGACATTTATACTCCATCCGGGTAATATTTTATTAAATACCTTGTCGTCAATGATACAAATATTAAATGAACTACCGCATTTCTCTATAATACTCCTTATTGTTAAATATAAGTATGGCTGATTCAAATCCGTAGTATTTCTTGAACCGAAATTTTTCCACGAGCGTTCATTGACGTCGTACTCTACGTGAACCCACATAAAAGGCTTCTTTCTATCCATTTTGTTATCATCATTTGCTAAAAATTTATGTATTAGGTCATATTCTTCTTTCTCTGTATCTTTCGAAATTTTGTTGTTGTATTTTGAATACATATACCCTATTATTAAAAGTAATGAGAGAAGTATTATCTGTTTTCCTGAAATCATACCGAATAATATATATTATATGTATAATAATTTATATGTATAATAATTTATATGTATAATAATTACCTAGAATATAATTTATTCATTATGAGTCGTATTTCGATATTTACTATTTGATGATTCGCCTTTTCAATTCGTAAGTTGATAAAACTCCGAATTGAATTTTTTATTTATTTCTCTCACTATCTCATCTTGTTTTGCTAATCTATATGCACGTTGCATATCCTGCTCCACCTGCATCGCCGTCTCTCGGTCCAACTTCGTAGTATGCGCCTCTTTCGAATAATTATAATTCAATCTTTCAGTATCTCTAAATGTCTGCATCTCGTTTGTTGATGCATATTTTTTTCTAGCCTCGAAATCGGCCGCGGTTACAGGTATTACTGTCTCTGTATGCGCCTTCTTCAAATCCTCGTACTGTAACGAACTAAATAAACCGCTCGAGTATTCTTGCGGTGCTTCGCGCCCCAGTCCGTAATATCCGCCTCCCCCACTACTATTCGCCGTCTGTATCTCATTGCGCTGAACAAGCGCCATCTTATTCCGCAACGCCATCTTCTTTCGCTCAATCCTTTCATTTCTTTCCGCCCACGTCCCGCCCAATTCTTGTGACCCATAGCCAACTTCGTCTGCATATTCTTCATCTTCTTCTTCTTGATTACCTGATTTAGCCCCTCTAAACCATTCCTCATATCCATTATCCTGCTCTTCATCGTGAAGTCGGAATTTCTCGAATTTTTCATTGAACCATTGACTGAAGTTACTAGCATCCATTTTTTGAATCTTCTTATATGCTTCCTCGTGTGTTTTATGATATTCGCGATCCTCTGCATTGTGTGATGTCTTCGTTTTATTCTGGTTTAATTCTCGCTCGATAACGGCTGTATATGAAAATTTGTCTTCTTTATATTTCTTCTCACCTGGGAAACGGACTTTGTATATCTCATATAGTATTTTGTACGCTTTGGTAAAAAAGAGAAAATACTCCTTGGGTAGTCGCGATTTGTCGGGATGCATCTGCAATACAATTACTTTCGCCTGTCTAAGATGCTTTTCATCAAACATCACTGGGAGTTTGAATAAATTTAGTATGTCAGTTAACTCGTAATTATTTATATCTAGATCCATACTTTCTAGCGCGCTTGACATTGGTTTAATATTTCTATGATAAATTATTGCTAATACTATATTATATTAATTTATTTCTATGTTTTTATTTATATAATTTTATTTGTATATACTAATTATATACCGACTATAATATATACTATCCTATATTTATATGCCTGCTTGTATAGAACAAAAAACCAAAAAATATCGTTCGCGTGGCTCGCCTCCTTATTCGGCAATGGACTGTAAAGGTTCTTCTAAAAAGGGAAACGATGGCGCAACATATGTGTCAAAGCCAGATAAACGCGGGATATACCGCTGGGTAAAGGGTGTTGGTGTCGCGGTTGGGACCCCTAAAAATAAAACTATAAAACGAAAATCCGGTTCTAAATCCGCCCCCAAAAATAAGATTATTGTTCTAGATATGAGCGATGGTGATGGTGACGCGGATGCTTGGATGAAATCAGCAGATATTACGGCACCCACTGAGGGAATGATTAGCAAGGATGGTCGCGTATACATCAAGAATAAATGGGTTGCTGCATATTCCGACAAAGCCGTTCTAAATGGTTTTAGGAAGTTTACTGTCGACTATGCTGCGAAGCATATAAATAAACCTGTGATTTTATATACGCGCGAATATGGTTCCAAATGGCCGGCGCGAAATGCCTGGACCAAGGCAGCCGGAAATGCCGATAATACATACTCGCGAATGAAATTTACTCCGAATGGTGATGCGGGAATTATGGGAAGAAAAAATAAATTTGTAAAATGGCTTACTACACGGTCACCCCTTATTAAAGAAGGTACTCATTTTTATGTCGATGGGGAAACATTCTTTTGTAATAACAAGGCGCAGCGTACATCGCCATATGATTGCGACCCCGATGAATTCTTAGCTGATGGTTTACAAGTTGACACTAAAGATAAGCAAACCTTAAGCACCAATCTTATGAATACCGAGGTGTTTGTTAAGGCATAATATTATTTATTTAATTTGTAAATTTATAACTTTTACACGCTGTAAAAAATGCCTCTATATCTGGAATACTTGCTCCAGTTATAGAAGCAATCGGTCCTTCATTCATACCCTTCGCGTACGCCAAAAATACAGGAATTCCATTTACCATTTTCTTATGCTTTAGAAAGGCGTACAAGTCAAAACATTCATCTACATTCACCTCAAACATTGTTATATGCTCCGGTAGCTCATTCGACTTCATATATGAGTAATCCTTAATTTTCTTACACGGTCCACACCAATCTGCAGTAAATTTAAATATAAGAATGCCTGGATTATTCATCATAAGTGTAGCAAAATGTTCCCTTGTTCCTATGAATTTTAGAATTTTATATCTATCATCAATACGACTTAGTACACTTTCCATCCTTGATACGATATTCGATGTAATATTCGATGTAATAAAATTTATTATATGTAATATAATAAAATTATTTTAAGTTATTTTTCATATTTATGATATTTCGTATTTCATATTTTATGATATTTCATATTTTACGTTTTATATCGTTTTAAATAATATAATTTCATATTATTATACTATTTAGATTACATTATATCATCATCACTCATTTACAATGGTCGACATTGAACCTATGTTAGAATATAATTATAAAAATATTAATTATAGGACTATTCGCGATAGTTGTATCATTTTGTATTTAGTATTTATAATACCTTTTTATGCTATTTTAAATTATAATATCACAACCGAAAAAATGGTTTTGTATTATATCATTAAATGCTATTTTGATATTTTAAAACCAAATTTTTATAGAGTATCTAAACGTGATATTATAAATGATAAAGATATTATATATCTTACAAATCACGTCTCGGTTTGTGATTTTTTTATTGATACTTATACCATTCATTTTTCTAACAAGTTTGTTTCACTTAATAAAATAAAATTATCATTACCTATTTTATCTATGGTAGTAGCTTTAACCAATTCGTGTTATTTTATACCTGAAGGAACACAAAAAAATAAAGTTATTGAAAATTTAAATAATATAGACAAATGGCGTAAATCTGACGATATTAGAAATTTAATGATATATCCAGAAGGTATGCGGCGTCCACATAGACCAAATCCTTCCCAGGTTTTAAAAAAAGGTTTCATTTACCATTCATTTGAAAAAAAATTACCATTACAGATTATTTATACTGTTAATAAAGACTATGTAATCGATGATGCCAAATTTATACTTAATAAAAATATAAATCTTTTTACATATTATGGTCCAAAAATTAACCCACAAAAACTAAAGGCGCGTTATGAAAAGAAATATAAAAAAGAATATACAAAAGATGACTATTACGAGGATGTATACAAACAATGGTGTAAAATCTGGAAAAAAATGGACAAATATCGTATTGATAGTTATATAGAAAAGGGGCGTTCTTATGAAGATGCATTGAAAATTACTGAAAAATTAACTACTAATAAACCGCCGATTGATGCTACAATTATTAATGGCGATAAACCTATATCTAATTCATTTATATTACTACGAAGTATGTGTTGGGCTATTATATACTATATCATTTACAAAATAATAGAAAAAGTATTTGCACTATTTCTATCTTGCTCGGCTCAGATAAATAAATCAGGTATCGATACTTCATCTTTTTGTAGCCGATTTTCTTTTTTGAAGAATTTCTTATTTTCTCCCGTATCTCCCATATCTTGTGTTAACTAATTAACATACACTACGCATCTGTAAGCCTATGAAAGCCTATGAAAGCCTATGAAAGCCTATTTTTAATTTTAATATCAACGGGTTGCGATTTTGCAAACGATTTCATTGTATTTGCTTGACGAACTATATCCTCCAGGGTAGAAATTGTAAGTCTCGGAAGTTCGGCGTGACTCTCCCAAAAATATCTACAGTATGCCCACTTAAACTCGTAATCATCGCCATATAAATGTGACAAATTTTCTAGTAATACAATATTTACATTCATCGGCAATAAATTCAAGTTTTCCCTCGGTAATACATAACACAATTGTACAACATCCTCAATGGATTGCTGAGGCTTCGGTGTGATAAACTGAAGACTCATCTGAGGGATATATTTTACCAAATCTTTAAATAATGGAGCATAATGATAGTTATAACACCAGCGCCAATCGATACACCCCTTAATATAATAATTAAATGTCCACTCTAACCCTTCCAAATAATTCACACATATTTGTTTCTTACGTTCATCTGTTACATCAACATCGAATAACGCTTTATAATATCTATACTCCCAGTCTCGCTCAAATGGATTAATATATTTTTCAATACTTCTCTCTTTCATAGGAAGCAAAAGCAAATCATCCATACATTGAACATCTTCTCCTATCGTATTATTTTCGTTTATTGGGGCAACGAATTGATTTTTGCCATTTCTCCCACCGAAAGCATTCATCGCGTTCACAGCCCTCCCATAACCTGAAGCCGCGCCGTTGTTGCCAAACCGTTTAGCAAACTTGTCGCGTTTCTTATGCTCATCCATAAGTAGGTCGTCCTCTTTATCTGCTATATGCTTTATCATTTTATAGAAATTACCCCACTGTATATTCATACCATTTATTAAGAATGTATTCGTGTTTCCAATCGTTTCACGATACACATTTAACATCACGTCTATACCGACGGTTCTAATATTTAATGCCGGAAAATGTGGCAAAAAATCATTCCCCAATAAAAAGCATATGAATATATAATCTTTAATCCTATTTGTCATCATCTCGCTCGCAATGTCGAGTTTTGAATTATTTTCTAAGTTTATACCTATTTTACCATATTCTCCCGCGAGTGGCGTTTGTCGTGTTTTCGGAGTCTCCCCATAGTTGTGAATGTACTTCACGATCGACGCAGCAAGCTCTGGTATATCAAGCAAATAATCCGTATTCGCATCAAGTGTGGAATCAATCGATTTAATAAATTCTGGTGTCTCTCTAAAAAGATATAAATTAGGAGTAATATGTAGATGATTTAAGGTAAGCATAATAAGGTCTGCATCCAACCCATACACCAACGTAACCATATCAGGAGGATTGTGATATTCAGGATATTTTCGCATATATTCGAATATCTTGTGTTCACCTTCACCTACTTCCGAACTGCTAGATACGATATATTCGGGTCCTACAATTGTCGTACGATTTTTAGCCATATAATAATTCATAACTGTTTCATTTAACTCTTTCATAAAATTAGTTCCTGGTGTAATAGCAGATGTATTCCACGCCTCTTTATATGCTTTGCCTTCAAATTCGCGTTGAAGTTGTGCAGTATACCACGACTTATATCTTCTATCGCGCTGTTGAGTAAGTTTAGCAACAGGCGCAACTCCGTCGAAGGCGACAAATACGCGCTTTCGAGGTTTTAGCGATTCTACATAATAGTCTATTTTTTTACATACCATATTTATCAATTCTTTCTCATAATCTGTTTTTTTTGTCTTATCATATGTAGGACTATTCTTTACAGCATCATAAATCAACGAATTGCAATCCATATATAAATTATCAATATGTGGAAGCGACAGTAATTTCTTTATTATTTGACCATAGTCACGAACAATATGACTGAAATAACTTGGGACTCCCATTTTACAATGTGGGTGGCAGTGGTGGCGGTGGCGGTGCGAAACAACGATATGTGTAATATTTAATATATATTTATGTTTCTATGTAATTTAAATATATATTCTATTCTTCTATTCTATTCTTCTATTCTATATCACCCAACTTAATGAATAATATATTGTATTATATATATATAATATAATACAGTATATAATATATATAATATGAGTTCATCACAAGCATTACCAGGACCACCATCGGGCACAGGCGCAGGCACAGGCGGAGGTGGTTCGGCTCAGACGAAACCAGTTTTGAACAGAAGAGACACGCTTAAACCCAACACAGGTTTATTTAAACACATCATTAATGAGTTAAAACCTGCAATTCCTCTATCTGGTGGAAGCATTCTTCAACTACTCTCATCTTTGTCACCAATGTATCTTTCCGTTTTTTTTATATTATCTAGTATAAGCAATGGCGACTTGAAATGGACAATGTTTTTAGCAGGATTAGTTTTTTTAGTATTTATATTCTCTCTAGCGGCTATGACCACCGATGCTAAGTTTGAGAAAAACTCTGATGGTAAATTTGATTCATCTTTTTATAAACGTGAATGTAATTTTGTTAGTTTCCCTTACGGTTTATCCGAGTATACCATACCTAACTTTAATAGTACTGCTTTGTCTTTCATTTTTGCCTACATTTATCTACCTATGGTTCAGTTCGAGAGCTATAATCTTGTTCTTCTCGCTGTAATTATTGTGTTATTCTTCATTGATGCTGTCACTAAAGTTATGAATGGATGTACACCTATCGTTGGCATTCTTATGGGATTGGCTATTGGTTGGATTGTCGCATATCTATGGTACCTAATTGTTGCCGGAGCAAATAGTAATCTTATCTATTTTAATAACTCTAATACGAATCCTATATGTTCTCGTCCAAATAATCAAACATTTAAATGTAAAGTTTATAAAAATGGCGAGATTATTCATACAATGTAACGTGTAACGTGTAACGTGTAGGTAGCGCGGTGGCACTATTGGGCATTACTGGGCATTACTGGGAAAATTTAAATGAATTATGCGCAATCCACTTTTTAAAATCGTTTATTGCCGCATCTCTATGAAAACTATTTGTCAATAACTTAATATTATTATACTTTCGCGACATTACTGAAATAAAATTATATACAATATTACGCGTTATGGCGGTATGATATTTAAACATTTGACTTTCCTGAAATACAGGTTTATTGGTCCTTTTATTTACACTATTATGAAAATCAAAAAAGAACATTTGTAAGTCCTTTTTTGTTTTAATATTATCCCTTTTTACATTTGCCATTATAGCGTAAGCGTGTTCAGAGCAATCTGGACAAGGCAGATTACCGCATATTCTGGTACACAGGTTCAGAAATTCTGTTTTAAGCTCGTCAAAATGCTGGTCCTTCATTTTATAAGCAAGCGTATGAAATAAATACCACGTGGAATTTCCCCATTCCTTTTTAGTTGCCATATTATAATATAATAATATAAAGACTTTTTATTTTAATAATTATACATAAATTTTAGTATGACAGATATTATTCATTTATCCTCCTCCCATACATTTACATCTTCGAATACATATTTCTTTTCTGAATTGGCTAAAATTATGAATACAAAATCCGCAAATACAGATACGCACTATACAGATACATCTCATAAAAATATTATTATTTCTTCCGACGATTCATTATTGTCTAAAGTTAATGATACAGACGGAGGAGGAGGAGGAACGGTTGATGCCAACGACGACAACGACGACAACGACGACAACGATGAAAACATTTGTCTTATATCCAAGGAAAAACTTCACCCCAATCATATCACCCTATCTTGTAAGCATAAATTCAATTATATACCTATTTTTAAAGAGATATCATACCAGAAAAATAAAAGCAATACATCATTTGAGATTACTAAACTATCGCACAATGAAATAAAATGTCCATACTGTCGACGAATTACAAATAAGCTTCTACCGTATATCCCATACCCATCCGTAAAACAACTCCGGTATGTAAATTCTCCTGACGAACTATGTATGTCCGCTATGAAATGTCAGCATACACACAAATGCAAGAATCCGGGCGATGTCGACGTCGACGTCAATGATAGTGATGTAAAAGGTGATGTAAAATGTAACAAAAACGCACTATATTATGAAGTCGAAAACGTACTGTTTTGTGTCCAACATTTTCGACAATATGAAAAACGTATGAAATCAATTCAAGATAAAAAGGCTAAAGAATATGCTAAGATACAAGAAAAGAAGACTGAACAATCTTTACTCCCTCATTGTAAAACGGTTCTTAAATCTGGCAAAAATATCGGCAAACCTTGCAACCGTATTATTTCTGTACAAGGGGCGTTGGTTTGTAAAATTCATTCTTCATAACTTAAATCATAATTTATCCATAATAAATTGTCTAAATTGTCTAAATTGTCTAAAGAGTAGAAAATGTCATTAAAGTAAATAATTAAATACTTACAAATATTTTATCCTTTGCTGCATTCGATAGCATTGGGGATTTTCTACTTGAAAAGAACTTTCCTTTATCGGGCATTCTATCACGTATCTCGTCCATATTTGTTCGTTGCTTATATTTATAAGGATTCATATTTTCATAGGATGAAGCCTCATGCATAAAGTTGTTATGTTCATCAAAAAATAAACTACCTGAATTATGTAATTTCATAAACTTAACATAAAACGGTTTATTTATAAATCTTTTCGTTCTGAATTCGGGCTGTTTATTATTTTTATCATTTTGTAATCTAGGTAGATAATACGAATATAAATTATCATATACTCTATCTAAAAAGTGTAATAGTCTCAAAAAATCGTCGCGATTTTCTTTAAATAATTCTTGTATCCCTATCGGAAATAAAGAGTCGTCGTCGGGTTTAGAATCAATATCGCGTAAAAACATTGAATATACCTTTTCTGCTACAGTAAGCATACTAACCGCGATTTCCAGATTTGTTCCTATATTATCTACAAGCTCCTGTATTAAAAATAGTTTTGCCATAGCGTATAACTCAGCCTGTTTAGGGTTTGGCAAAGTTTTAAAAGGCTCAGATTTATTTAATTCGACTTCTAGTTCATTGGCAGTGCTGTCACGAATCATAACCCCATCTGGTACTATAGGTCCTAGAAAATAAGGGATAAGTTTTTCATAATTATAGTTATAATATATATCAAGTGTATATCCATCATCGAATATACTATGTCTCAAACGTATTAATGATTTGGTCATTGTATCTATAAGTTCACCGGTAATTGTATTCTCATCCACATATTCAGCAAATTGATAAGATGTTTCTTTACCTTTGAAAACTTTGTAATATAAATGTTTATCAAAACAGCTGACGACCTTTGCCGAAAGCGACGATATTAAAAACAAAAATTCTTTCCCTTTCGATAAAAATTGTGTTATACCTGTTGAATTATCCTGTTTGAAAGGATTTATCATAAAATTTTGATCGCTATAACTACACGATGTTACAAATATATTAAATTGAGTATTGTTTTCTATTGCTAGTGGAAGTATATTATAAAGTAATGATATAAATGTATTTTTTGAAAGCAATGATGTATTTGGATATAATCTGAATAACTCTTTTCTAAAATATGGTAACCCTGTTTTTACCTGATTATGTGGTAAAGGTACGAACAACCCCTGGTGTTCAAGTGATGTAAGTGTTTCGGCGGTAATGATATGAGTCTCTCTCACGTCTTTATCTTCTCTATCTCCGGAAAATGTTCTATCGTGTGTTAAATGAATTAATTTAAAATACTTGTCGAGTTTATTTATGGATGGTTTTACACAGCCAGGCTTTCTAGTATCATTTATATGCTTGCATAATTTTTCATAAGCTCTTGCGCGCAATTCTTTGCCTTTATGTGTATCATCGAATAACTCTTTGTATTTGGGACTTCTCAATATATTATTCAATATTTTGTAATATTCTGGTGAATTTATAGAGACAATTCCACCATAATCTCCAATTTCAATAACTCGCAAATAATGATTTGCTAATCTTTTTTCGTTATCTGTTAAAATATTACCGATCCCTCCGTGTGCGTCTATCATTAGATTTTTACTTTGAATTAGTTTTGGTAATTTTTTATCTTTCATATTTGGCAGCATCTTTCGTGCAATAAATGGATGTGTTTTATACCCAAGTACTTGTAAGCTTGTGGGTGGTAAATCTTCTGGTTCTATTGTGAGCGAGGATGTGTATGATAACGGCAGTCCGTTTGCATCTCGATATTCGTAATCAGTGGATTCAAATTCTGGCGATAATTCGGGAAGCGGTAAATCGGCAAACTTTGGTACATAAGGAGGAATATGATAAGGAGACACTACTACAGGTGTTTTTGGGGTATCCTGTTTAAGTAATTCTAAACGTGCTTCTAAACTGGAATTGTCGTCAACTATGCGTTGACTATGCGGGCTACCTGGGCTAGGTTCGGGTGTTACACCTCCCTTATGTATTCGTATTTGCAGTGAAGTTCGTGACTTACGCGAATATTTGTTATGCAGTATTGTAATTTTTCGAGTATTTCTAGTATTTCTAGTATTTTTAGTATTTCTAGTATTTCGTTTTTTTCGAGTATTATGTCTATTTCGCCTTTTACAACGCAGTGTTATTTTTTTACCCATATAAATATAATTATTAATATATAATCTCCTGTATATATTAATATTTTATTAATATTTTATTAATATTTTATTAATAATATTTATAAAAATATACCTGTATATCCGTATATCTGTATATCTGTATATCTGTTTGTCAATATAGTAAACTTTACATTATACCGAAACGTGATATTTTTTATTTTGGATGTCCTCCCTAATTTCGGCAGCTTTTTCCAGAAATCTATCCTTGATCATCGGATTCTTTTTAAGGTCGGCCTTACTTTCGTAGTCTCTCACTTTTCTATTCTTTATGGTCTCCTCTCTTTTCCTCGCCGAAGATAATAGATGCGCTTTTACGTCTGTTTTTCGTTTATGCGTATGTATTCTAGCCTTCACTTTATCTATATTATCGCGTTCGTCATATTTGTACATATGTTCACGCTGTTTTCTGAAATATCGAACAGGGTTTGCTACTTTGGTTCTATCGCTAAAATACATAGCATCTGGATACGTTTTATCTACATCGGGTAATGTATCAGAGTGTTCACCTGTCGCACTATTTACATAATACGGTTTTCCTGTATCAGCGTCTATATATTCCATCCACCCCGGAGGTATAAGTGGTCTATTCCAATATGACAAGTTATTAAATGTATTTACATAAAACACTCTTTCTGTTGCAGGGTCAACCTCTTCAATCCATCCTGTTGGCAATGATTTCATTATATAATTATACTGGTCAAAATCCATTTCAGGGAATATATCATCATAGAATTTCTGTAACCTCTTCTTTTTATATTCCTCTACCATCTCTACAAATTTAGGATAGTTATAAAAACTTCCTGGGCCTGTTTTTTGTAAACCCTTGTTACAAAAATCCAACATCATAAATACTCTGTTCAAGTAGATATTAAATAATGGTAAAAATTTATAGTTGTTGTCATATACTTGTAAATATTTTGGATTAGTGTCAATGTACTGTCTTAAATGACTTAATATATTACGTATTTTATCAAATATACGTTTAATATATAATACCTTTTTGTAACAAGTATCATAAAAGTCTTTCATCAAGTAAATTTTTACCATAGTTAAATCGTGATTCTCTTGTCTGTTTATATCTGGATTTACTTGCGGGTCTACTAAATAATATGGTGTTCCATCATGCATAAAGGTTGCGTCATTGAGTGAGAACAGACGAAATACAATTTCTAATGAATATTTATTAAAAAAAGACTCCTTTAACCTATGATAAATCCCTAATTTTTCTAAAAATGATATCATTTTATCTTTATCGTGTTCTGACATATGTGAAGCAAGTCTCATTTTTCTTCCTGAACTATCATTATATAAATCTGTAACTTCGACATACGGTGCTGCATCCATTGATTCGATTTCTAATTTTGTAATAAAATTCAAAAGGTCTGAAATATATTCTTTACCTTTAAGTAATGCGATCATATGGCGTTGTATATGACTACTTTTACGCTGTAATACACGACCTTGATGTGGTGGCATACCTGGGCGGATTGGAGGAGGTTGTATAGGGTGCTGAGGCATACCCATAGGTGGTGGAGATGGAGGATTAGGTACTATTGGTTCATCGTGATATCTTACCGCACAAGAAAATACCATCACATTAAATATCTTATTTTGATTTATAGCTATAGGCAATAATGTGTCAACGAGTCTAACTTTTGTGCTTTTTGTAAAAAAATTACTCCCAGGATATAACTTAAACATTTCTTTTTTATATAAGAATTTATCTGACATATCTTGGTTGTAGTCAACAGGAACAAAGATTCCCATAGATTGAAACTTCTCCATTGTTCGAAATGTTACTTTATGGTTATCTATAACATCTTCATCGGGATAATGTCCTTCAAAAATTCTGTCGTGGGTTATGTCTACAAGCGTTAAGCTATCTTTAGTCGAACAAGCATTTATATCACCAATAATGAAATATTTACATAATTCAGAGTATACATTCTTCCTCATCTGTTTGCCTCTTGTTGTGTTTTCAAACAATATATGATAGTCGGGTTGACGCATAAGGTCGTTTATTTTTTTAAAAAATGGTCTATACCTCGCAGCTACCATTTCGAAAGCACTTCCAAATTCAAGAAGGCGAATATATTTCTTTGCTAGGATTTTTTTATGCGGAGACAATTCATCTCCTATACCTCCGTGGGCTTGAACATATATATATTCATTGTCTTTTTTATGGATATTGTTCATTCCCTTCTCATACATATCAGGTGTTATGTACCGAGGATTAAAAAATGGGTGTCTATTATATCCTATATGTCGGTAACTAGTATATCGATCGGCTAATTGTAACGGAACTGATGGTGAATCAATATCATAATTAAATGGTTTCTCACGATAGGGGTCGCTTATCGATGGTCCTAAATTTGTATAAAATAAACGACATTTCTCGATAAATATTTTAATATGCGGTCTATTGTTATATAAAAGGCGGCTTTCGATTGCCTGTTCAGATGACATACCTATACATTCAATTAATCCGTCATTTAGATCTCCCCATATAAGAGCAGTCCCGAATAAGTTTTCCAAATTTATTTTCCTCATAATGCCATATAGATTAGGGGCGAGTTTAGAATACCCCTGATTGAAATAGTTAATTGTTCTATTCATTTGTTTTTCGTATGATCGCAAAACTGAATCAGGTCTGCCTGTTTTAACCGTTAAAGGCTGAGGAGGGGATGGTTCAGGTGGTGTTCTAATATCATATTCGTCTAAATCTATCATAGAAGGCGGATTTGAACCCGGAACCTCCAATGGAATTTTATCTGGTCTTCTTATAAACAAATTTTTAGGTGGATTATATTCGGATGGTTTCGGACTACTGGTAGGGGATAAATGGTATGAGTTAAGTAATGCGAATGGGTCAAAATTTGGCACACCGGGAACCAAAGGTAGTAAAGGTTGTTGTTCCTGAACGTGTGATATAGAAGGAATAGAAGAATATAATTCGGGAGTAGGTTTGGGTAAATCAGGTGTATTTTTTTTATCAACAAGTGTTTTGAGTGAAGTAAGTGTTTGTAGAGGACTATAAAGTGGTGGCGAACTTTTAAATGACCCTTTTTTAGGCGAACGTGATGATGCGGATGCGGATGCGGATGATGTAGTTGCTTTTTTTGGGGGGGATACAGGAGACGTCTGTGGTTTTCCCCAATCTATAGCGCCGCCTATATGAAGCATATGACTTCTCTTATATGTTTTATAAGCCTTTTTTCTAAATATTTTATTTTTATGTACCTTTTTACTATTTTTTTTACGTTTCATTTATACTATATTGTGATATTATTTATTGTATTATTATTCCAAGCGTACGCCTTCCTATTTAGGCAAGTAGCCCCGCCAAGCGTACGCCTCTGCGGTCACCAGCCACAAACCGCCGTATTCGAAAGATGTCCCAAAAGTATGCATCCAATATTTTCAACAAACAACCTCCACATATTCTATACCCTTTTTTATATTTTTAACTACCTTTTATCTATTATATAAATCCGCACCATAATGGTCGCCACGTGACCACTGTTGTATATTTTTACCACACCATAAAGGTAACCCCGCGAAAATGGGAGGGCGGACGCCGAAGTAAGTGAAGTGAATCGTTTTTTTCAAATTTAAAATGGAAATTCCAAAAATGGACATTTATAAATGTCCATTTTCCAAAAAAAAGTTTTAGATTTGAAAAAAACATCGACTTCGTCACTCAGAGCATAATGCTCACAATCACTTTTTTAAGTTGAAAATTTTGTTACCATAAACTTTTTCAAAAAATGGACATATATATTTAAGGAAAAGGATTTAGGCGTTTTTGTTAACATAATATATAAAATGTTAACAAAAACGCCGGGAAAAAACGCCGAAAAATTCAGCTGCAAATCTTGTGACTATTCATCAAGCAAGGAAAGTGAATACAAACGACATCTATTGACACGCAAACATAAAACGTTAACAAAACCAGAATCTGTTAACTTTGGTGCCGAAACCTTATCGTGTCATTACTGTCACAAACTGTATAACTCGAGGGTCGGCTTATGGAAACACGAGAAAAAATGTAAGGAAAAACAGGATATTGTACTTAATGTGACTGAAATAGATAACAAATTTGCAAAATCAGAGAAAGAATTGGGTAACGAAATAATTACGAAGGATATGTTTATGGAACTTATACACGATAATAAAGAAATGATTAAAATAATTAAAGACCAACACGAGCAGATAAAGAGTATGATACCCAAAATGGGTAATACTATCAATAATACTACTAACAATAACAATTTCAATCTGAATTTCTTCCTTAATGAGCAGTGTAAAGATGCGCTGAATATTCAAGATTTTATACAATCTCTTAAAATCACATTTGAAGATTTGTATTTCACTAAGAAACACGGCATTGCTGAAGGTATTAGCAATCTTATGATAAACGGTCTTAAAGAATTGGATGTATATAAACGCCCGATACACTGCACCGACCTTAAGCGCGATATTGTTTATATCAAGGACCACGATAAATGGGAGAAAGACGATAATAAGAAGATAATTAAGAAGACAATTGAAAATGTAGCTATTAAACAACGGAACAAAATAAGTGAATGGGTTGAACTTAATCCGGACTGGATAGAGACGGAAAGCAAACAGATTGAATATTTAACACTTATTAATAAAATATGTGAACCTATAGAGTATGACAATAAGCTAGAGAAGAAAATAATTAAAAATATATCAAAAGAAGTACATATTACCGATATGAAGAAAATGTAACATACTCATTATGTAAATATTAATTAACGATTACATATTAAATATTTATTCATACTCTATTGTATAGTAGTATACATACTCACTCACATATATTCAGTAAACATTATGGAAACGAAAGAACAACTCGTACAACAGATTAAAGGATGGATGGCAAATGATAACGAATTAAGAGACTTGCAAAATAGAGTCAAGGAACTAAAGGATAAACGGAAAAGTTATGCCGACAATTTAGTAGAAATTATGCGCAAAAACGAGATTGACTGTTTCGACGTAAATGACGGTAAACTTATTTATACAAAGACGAAAGTTAAAGCACCGCTCAATAAAAATACGCTTGTAAACTCGCTTATGAAATATTTCAAAGATGATGATGACCAAGCTAAAGAGTTGTCTAAATTCCTATTAGACTCGCGTGAAGAAAAAGTAAAAGAATCTATACGCAGAAAAGTCCAGAAATAATAATATTGCTATATTATAATTATACGCATAAATCCGTTATAATTATAATATTCATAATATGCTACCATCATCACGCACATCAAGAGCTGATGTGTACTCGTTCTCGCAACAACACGAACTCGTCGCCTCACGCAAAATGAAAAAGTTCTATAAATCGCATCATACGGGAGAAAATGTGAAAATAGACCAACGTCCACACCAACACTATAATACCGTCGATAATCACGACTTTATAAATTCCTTTAGTAATGAAAAATCATTAGACTTTAACGATGATATAATAGATACAGAGAGCATCGATGATGACGCGAGTAGTGGTATTAAAAAAAAATATAAACCTTTAATAACCGCTTCACGAAATATAAAATATCCATTCTCTGATACTGTATCTAGTCACTCTGAACAAGATATCGACTTTTTAGACGAAATAAAATTCGAAAAGATGTCTGAACACCATAGTAAAAGCCTCATTATTGAGTTATGTATATATAATATTAATATGAGTTCGCATAAACCATTTTTAGAATTTATGTTATACAAATCCCCTGATGACGACGTTATGTATTTCCCCAATTTTGTATATGATGATACAAGTGATAGTATATTGGAAAAATCGGAAGATATAGTAGAAAACATTTTGAACGAATACAAAGCGTGCACATTTAAAGGTAGAATTTGTATATCTGATATAGAAAACCACATAGAAGATGCCAATATAGATACTCGTATCATATTATTGTTTGAAGTACAAGATAAAAATACCGATGTTGTTCATATTACTACCCGCGAACATTTTTGGTGGTCGACGGTAAGCGAGATTTTTAACTATAAAAAGGTGTTATTTTATAGTATAAGCAATACTGTAATCGATGTATTTTTGTCTTGTGTGAGTATGATTAAAATATACTATAAAAAATCATTAATAGAGACTCCTGGTGTATTTTACTATGGAAATAACAAAAATATTACAAAATATAATGCTATTCTTTCATTGAATAAAGCACCATCAGAATCAAGATATGGGCCATATTATTATTTTACCGATTTACATACATCGATGAAATACGCCTGCTATGATGCCGATAATCGAAAAAGGGAACATACAAAAGGTGCTGGTATTGTCAGGTTCGTCGTATTTCACGGGAAGATGAAAATGTTTATGAAAAATGATAGAGTAGATGATTCAAAAATGGCGACATATATTTTTGAACGATACCATTCAGAAAAAAAGACAGGGCAATTTAGGGACAACGATTGTATATGGTCCAATGAGTACAATTCAGCATATAATGGTTATCATACTATACAATATTATACAAGAAAACATAATGATACATTAGAAAGGGAGCACGATGTAAAATTATATGCATCGGATACAGATACCGACTCGGATACTGACTCGGATACTGACTCAGCTACTGACGATGACGGTCACGATGATAATCTGATGGATTTAAAACATACATTAGAGACTGAAACATATACTAAAATAAAAAAGAAACGTATAACAATAATTTTAGCAATGCGAATATGTATCGATGAATATAGTTTTCAAACACCTATTTCATATCATTATGTTGATATTGAGGATACAAAATTACCCGAAACATATGACTATAACTTTAAAGGGTATAAAATATTGTAAAATATTTTACAATATTGTAAAATAACTATAATAGAATAATATATCTATAATATATCTATAATAGTTATATAATATATACCAATGAAATTAGCAAGTTTAAAAACGTGGCTTATTCTAATACTTATTATTTCATTTTTGACACCAGCTATAAATGCTATTCTAGGATTTCTTGGTGTAGATAAGAGTTCATATGAAGCTTACTTATTATGGGGTAATGCTCTTGTCGTATTTTGGTTTGTACTCGACGAAGAACGTTCGAAGGAACTTCTACTTATGTAAGACAGGATCAGCATAGGATGAGCATAGGAAATAATAGATTGGAAAACGCATTAAACGGGAGATTCGGGAGAAATGCGTAAAATCCCGGAAAATATAAAATTAAATAATTACCTATACAACAAAAATATTATATATTCATAATGTATAATATTTTAATATATTATGGCAGATATTATTGATTATAATACAGATTTAGAACATCTACTAAAAGTACACGCTGAAGAGTGCGAGTCATTTTCTATTTTACATCGCTATTCGTATGAAAAATATAATGAACGTTCTAACTACATAAATATACCTGTTATTATATTATCCAGTGCTATTGGATTCGCAACCGGTATCGATATCGGCTACGATAATATGAACATTATTTTAGGTGTTAGTAGTATTTTTGTAGGTATAATTAAATCAATTGATACTTACTTTCAATTGGGTAAGCGTTCGGAATCACATCGTCTATGTTCATTACAATTTCAACAAATAAATAAAAAGATAATGATTGAACTGTCATTGAAACGCGATCAGCGTGTATCCGCGAAAGATATGTTGCAAATCATTAAAACAGATATAAAAAATTTACAAGATATTGCGCCTCTTATCGACGACGAAATTGTTACAATGTTTAAAAAGAATTATGGAGAAGAAGACCCCACTACAAAAAAGATTAAATTTAACGCACATACGCCTAATTTATGTAATGGTTTAACTCAGGTTACCGTAAATGGTGATAAACCTGGTGGCGCGAGAGGAAAGCGACGCGGGTCGCGCGAAAGACGAAGTAGAGGGTCATCTCGTGGGTCTCGTGGGTCTAGTTCATATGATAGCGACGATGACTCAAGTGGTGGTGATAGTGCTAATGGGGGAGGGGATAGAGGTAGTAAGAGAAGCGGAGGCGGAGGCGGAGGCAGTGCGGGTGGTAGCGGTAATAAAAATGCCAAACAAGAAGATGGTAATGCATCTAGTGCAAGTTCTAGTTCAGGATTTATGAGCTCTGTGTCCAATATGATACAACGAGGGGTAAATTATATTAAAGGTAATACACCTTCTCCTACACCTCCGGGGTTGTCATCTTCGTCTGATAAAAATGGCGGCCATAGACATCGTTCAAGTCGTCATCATTTATCTGGGCATAATGATAAACACAATAAAGTAATAGAAATAATGGGTGCAGTTGGTGGTGGTGGTGGCGGTGGTGGTGAGCAGAATACTATGATAATGGCAAATAAAGAAATTGGTGATTTGATGAGTATACCTATTTCAGCTATTAATTCTGCATCAAATTCTGCGGCAGTATCATTAACTAATAGTGTAAAAAATACACCACAATTGGTAGCGATGAATCAACCACTGACTAATATTTTACCTACAGATTTTACAGTTGTTAACATTTCAGATATACAAGAGTCTGCTGTACAGTTACAACAGTTACAACAGTTACAACAATTACAACAATTACAACAGTTACAGCAAACTTATCAGGGTCAAAATTCGTATCGTTCCCAACAATCCCAACAATCCCAACAATCCCAACAATCCCTGCATTCACATCATTCGTACCGTCCAGCTATTCCAGCTGCAGTATACCAGGCGACAATAGCATCTGCATCGCGACCTGCGTCTTTAGCTCCATCTGCATCGCATACCCCATTAAGAACGACGCCTTCTATTACGAATCAAATATCGGTTCAAAATATGAGCCCTAGAATCATAACCGATAATGGGTTAACATTGTCCGCGGATGTTATTTATAATAACAATAACAATAATAATACAGACACAAATGTTACAGTTGAAATACCTAATCTTGTTTTAATGCCTGAAAATAATGAACCATACACAAATAATATACACATCAATATTGTAGACACTGATGAACACGCAGCAGCACAAGAAGCAACAGAAGCACCAATATTACCAGTACTACAATTCGATATAGATGACCCCGAAGGAATGATGTAAATGTTTACTGTTTCTATCCCCAAATCTTAACCGGAAGCCTAACCCATATTGTTTTAATATAATATTTGTAAAATTGAAATAAAAACATCTTTATAATATTATATTAAGAGTTCCAGTAATTACATACTACCGTATCGCCGCATACTACCTACACACAATGGAACGTCGTTTGAATAAGAAATTAGAAGACTATATTATAGCATTTAAAAACGATATCGTAAAAAAATTACAAGAAGTATCTAGTGACCTAATATGTGAACCTACATCCCAGATTGTGGCAGATACTCGGGCAAAATGTAATGCTACTATTGGGTTTGTATATAATTACGAAAAATTGCGACTGAATAAAGAGGATTTTATGAAACGAAAGCGTGTGAAAAGCGTTGTCCCGATCTATGACCGTTGCTGTGCTAAACGTGCCAGTGGCGAACAATGTACTCGTCGCAAGAAAGGTAACGAGATGTATTGCGGAACACATATTAAAGGCACACCGAATAGTGTTATGGAAGAACCTAGCGGAGAGGCACCTACTACGAAAAATGTCAAGGTGGATATTTGGGCACAGGATATTAAAGGCATCATTTATTATATCGACAAAGCGGGGAATGTTTATGATACTGAAGATATTATGAAAATCGACAAATACCCGAAACGAGTTATTGCGAAGTATGCCCAGGACGGGGTCGGTAATTATAGCATCCCGTCTATTTTCGGAGGGGGAGGAGGTGCTTCTATTTCAGTGGCGACTATGGTTAGTAACTGAAATTATTAATAGATATATATACAGTTTAGTAAATAATAATATATCAATTAAATATATAGTAATATTTTTTTAATTGATAAATGTCAACAACAGGAATACAATGGATGTGGGAGAATGATGGAGGTAACGGTTATAATGATTTTGATGAAGACTTGAATAGTCTACTTGAACTTATTTATAGTAATTGTTCAGGGGGTAAGAGTAAAAATTTTGTAATACCATATAAGGATTTTAAATGGAAGTTTGACTTTAGTAAAATGACACAACTGAATGAAGTATCTGATTTAGAACGAAAAATTATAAGAGTAGAAAATGATATGGTTTGGATTTTTTATCAACATAACAATAAACTGGACTTTACTATTATAAATCCTCAAGACTATCCAATTTTTGAGCCTCCCGATCCAGATGGGTGGAACGCACACTTTACTAAACAGGCCGGCCTTACGACAAACCGAGAATATAAATACGATAAAAACGGCATCATGTTTACGTGTGATATGAAAGGGTTAAAAGGAAAAACAAATAACGTCAGCTGTAGTAACGGTTATACGATTGAAAAAGTTACTCTAAATACCTTACAATCATTAGCGGCAACACGCAAAGCAGCAGCAGCAGTAGCGCCTCAACATCAACATCAACCTCAACCACAAGCCGCAGCAGTAGCGCCTCAACAACAATTGCCTTTACCTATTGGCTGGATCGAGCAGAGGAGCCCCGAAGGTATTCCATTCTACGTGCACACTCCCACCGCACACACCACTTGGGAAAGGCCACTGCCACTGCCACCTGGCCCGCCTCCACCAATATCTGAATCACCGCTACCTCTAGGTTGGATTCGGAAATGGAACGATGCAGGTAACGTGTATTACTTTAACACTTCATCAAATCAAAGCCAATTACAAATTCCTAAAGTCGGTGGTAAAATAGGAAAAAAAAAGAAACGAATCATTAAGCGACAAAAAACTTATAAAAACAAGAGATATACCAGGCGTAAAACTATTAAAAGATAACAGCCACAATATTTCGAATCATAAATCAATATATAATACATACTTAAATGTTGTATGTATTATATTAAGTATACACGCAAAAAAAATTCTCCACAAACACACAACACACAGCACACAATGACATCTCCATCTACATATTATACGGCACCTGGTCGTGTCAGAGATATTCGCGTAAAAATAGGCGACACGTGGCGACCTGCCGACGAAGCCCAAAAGGCGGCTTATATTGCTTATAAGTCAAGAGAACATTATTATACCGAGACTCCATATACACACGAAAACGATGTGACTATATTTCGCGAAGACAATGACCCGTATATGGCGACATATTTTAAATTAGAAGGTTCTTCACGGAATGTGAAACACCCGATTATAGATATGAATGATATTTCCATATTTTTAATGGATGGCGTTACAGGGCGCGGAAGTCGAGATGGCGCCGGATGGGTAAATGCGCGGAATTATCAGGCGTGGGCGTATGCTGATTTCGTATATGACCACGCGGTTCGAAAATGTTATATGTCTAAATATTCTACCTATTTGGCATTTCCTGCAGGATTCGACCACGCAAATGTAGTTACGATAGACGTGGATGATATTCCGCCCAATATTATTTTTTCTGTTTCGCGGAATGAGAATAATAGCGTATATTACGAGCGTAACGATAGCGGAGGTTCTCGTGTTAGAATATGCGATAATGAATACGCTCGTGTTGGTTTCCTCGGATTTTTTACACGAATAACAATGGATGTGGGAATGATAATTGAACCTCCTGGAAGTGTTGGTAATGGCGATAATAGCGCCAACATGTTCTGTGAAGTGGAAGTACCGCCACTCATCGAGACGTCGGTAGAAGCAGACCAATGTATATTATGCTATGAGTATGTAAAAAATACGAAATTATCGCCTTGTAATCACGTAATTTCTTGTTATAGGTGTATACAGAAATTGTCGAAATCTGAATGCCCGGTTTGTAAGGCTCATATACACAGTATTTCAACTGCGTAAGCTACTATTATTAGGATATATATTCATTAACATATTTTTCTAGTACACTTCCTTCAAAATATGGAATCGTTTCTTGTCCGGTCATTATTTTAATCGTTTTCCATAAACGAACAAGTATACTTTCACTAATATAAGGAATACCATATTTATTACATACTCGTTCGACATCCTTTTGTATGAGTTGATATTCATAAGCAGACATATCGGGGAATAAATGATGTTCAATTTGATAATTCAACCAACCTTGTAAATAATCAATTACATCATTACCGGTAGCATAATTTGTCGATGAAATACACTGACGCAACAACCATTCATCACTCTTACCTTTAACTGGCGTTTTGTATAAGTACATATCTTTTCCTGAATGGTTCGGTACAATAATCGCAAATGTATGGATATTACATAATAAATCGGCTATTATATAATTTATAACCACGTTTTGTAATCGGTTATATGTTATTATATGAGGGAAATATACATATAGTAAATATACTGCAATAAAACAAGTAATTCGATACAATATAAACGGTAGTAATACCAGCATTATATACTCAGTCTTACTAACCCAATATGGCCAATCATTCATTACCATACCGAACAACGTGATTTGTTTATATTCTTCTTCTTTGATGGTGTACTTCATCTTACTCGCCTTATAATATTTATATGAATTCGGAGAATAGTAAAATAGGCGCCATGTCGCAGCAAAAAATAATATTATCCCATATTTCACAATATATGGCGCATTCATAGTCCGCAATATAATCAAATTGTTTTGAACATTATCTGGGTCGTTATACTCATTTAATTTATAATGGTGGTATATATTATGCTCGCAACTCCACGCTTCGGGTAATATATAATCAATCCAATCGATAAATCGACGCATCTTAACACCATATGTAAACCGATTGTATTTTTTTTGTTCATTATATCCACCGTGACTAATATGATGCGATACTGTTGTCCAATGAGAACTAATCGACAAGCCCATAAACAGCCAAGGGAACACATACGAGTATTCCAGAAATGAACAAAATAGTCCTGTATAAAATATTATACTATTAAACATAATGATTTTTTCCAAATGGTTGACGGATTTTTGTTTTATTGTTGTATCTTCTATAATTTTTTCTCTGATTTCTCTAATTTCTGCTGCCCATTTATTGAATCTTTTATCTCGTATTATACCGGTTTCATTCACTTCTATAGCTTCCATTGATGGTAGATAGTGTATGGTTTATTATATATAAATAACTTTATATGTATTTATAAATAACTTTATATGTATTTATAATATATAATAACGGGTTTATTTAAAGATTTGCTGTCGCGATATGTAATCTATTATTTACTCTTAAATATTCGCGACCAGCATTGGAGCGAACACGTTTTAGCCACTGTTTCGACAACTGCCTCTATTTTGTTAACATTAAGTTTACCTTTTGAAGCATCCACGATAAAATCAATCGCATCTGATACTATATTCCCTGATATAAGATTAAGAGCTTCTACTTTGTGTTCTCCTAGTATACCTGTAGTATCATTTATAAAAAGGTCGTTTAATAATTTGACTACGAAAATCTTCTTATTCGCACCCGTCTCCTTCGTTTGTTCAACAATTGTCATCGCGATTCGAATAAGTTTCATAACTGTTTCAGGCGATATAACACAATTGTTCGCTTTAATCTGTTTTTGAAACTCTTCCTGACAATATTTGAAATCTTTGACGAATTCGGATGCTTTGTTTTCAGTTATCTTTTCTGTAGACTTTTTATCTACAATGACTTCCTCTTTGCTATGAGCACCGGAACCATTATCTGAGACAGGAGCTGGGCTAGCGGTTGATATATCCGTTTTTGCGTGTTCGGATGGTTTGTGTTCTACTTGTACTTTTATAAGAGATTCGTCCAGTATTGGAAGCTGAAGACTAACTGGTATATTTTTTGTCTCTAGAAGTTCGAGTAGTTCGATATTCTTTGAGTTATTTGAATTATGGATTCTTGTATTATTATAACTATTATCATCGTTATTGTTATGAGAATTAACAAAAACAGGCGATGATACAGGCGATGATACAGGCGATGATACAGGCGATGACATAGGCGATGCACGAACAATGACAGGAGATTCTGGACCCGTACTTTCCATTTTGTGTTTTATTTATGTAATATATACTATATAAATAAAAAGTTTATATAGGTTTAATTATATATAATATATTGTATATATTTTGGTAAAAATATACAATATATTAAGTACAATAGTTGCTTACCTTTATTATCCTAAATACTTATACATTATGTTATATTAAAATGGTGCAGTCGGGGTTCTATCGGGAGCACTATTGTGTTGATAAGGTGCAGAAAGCATTCGCCCGATTCTTGCACAGGCCGGTGATGCGTGGCTTGAAAATGTGTCGTCGCCAATGCCTCCTCCGCACGAATAATATTCATCATCGCATCCATCTTCATTATATTGTCCATTGTGACCAGGGCGACCATTCCTATGATACATACCGATAATAGCGTCGCGCGATAAATGACGTAATCTTGAACCAACTCCTCGTGCAGACGGTGTCAACTCAGAGACGATTTTGTCATCAGCTGCAGTATCGGCAGTATCGGCAGCAGCAGCGGCAGCAATAGCATCAGCCGCTGCAACTTCACTGTCCATTGAAATCTTACCCCTTGGTGCACTCGGTGTCTTTGGGGATTCCGGGCTGTGTTGGTAGTGCTGGTGAGGAGGAGGAGGCGGTGCTTGGTAATAATTATCGTCCATATATACTTCGTCAAAACCGCTGCCTTGATAACTGCGCGACGCGCTCGGTGTACGATAAGAAGGCGCAGGCATTGATTGTATGATTTCGCTTTGCAGTGGTGTGATGTCGTTGATGGTTACGGCACGTTGCTGAATTTGCGAAGCCTGACGCGCGGCGATATATCTTTCTCCAATATTCATCGCCATCAGACCATTGATACACACGAATAAATCGTCGGCCAACTGGATAATAAATGGGTCCTCGGTGAGCTGGTTTTCGGTGGCATAAGCAAGAAACTTCTCTTGGAATGCTGTAACAAACTGAATCAATCTTCCCTTTTCATCGACTTGCATATCATATGTCATATAGCGTATATTTCGGAAGAACTTGAGCGATTCGTCGACTGTCATAATCGTATCAAGACGCCATAACTCCTTTTCAACTTCGGGGTCGAGGTCGATTGTTGTCGGTTGGCTTTCGTCCGTGACGTATTGGATTTGCTCCGTAAAATCGCAGGACTTGTCGTCGAGATTCTCCATAGATGTGTATGCGAGCTTACACTCAACCGATTCGCAATCCCAAGGTACGCGGACATAAAATGTGCGGTTTGATTCGTAGGCAAAATCGCCGAGCGACATCTCATTGGTCCACTTCATAGTTGAGAAATCATAGAATTCGGCATTTGATACGAGACTTACACCTGTATAGGCCGCATTGACAGCCGACCACAGAATTTCGCCGAAAATACAGCCGGTCTTTTCAATATCGTCAATGAACCATTGCTTCGAATTGGGAAATTGTGCGCATAAATTTTCCAATGCACTCGAATCGTGATCTGTTCCATACCCCACCATAACCTGCATCGGCTGCTTCTTGGTTTCCTGTGTTGAGTTCGCATCTTGATATTTAACCTTGAGAGCGGTTGTGAGTGCCTGAACGCCCTTGTCTCCCTCATTATTGGAGCCATCAGTAAGGAAGAGATGAATCCTGTGTACGAATGCATCGGGAATACTGTCGTCGCGTGGAATGTGTATACTCTCATTTGAAATCAGCTGCGACATTTCGGTAAAACATTTCATAAAATTCGTGCCACCTGTTGGGAGAATTTCTTTGATTGTTTGAATAAGTGCATCACGGTTTTCGGGTGTGACGCGCGTGGGAAAGAGAACACAATTTGCGCGTGAATGAAATTTGACAAGCGCGAGGTAGAATTCTACGCGAGGAAACTCTGCACTTTGTTCGACAATATAATCCACCATATTTGTGAGAGTAGCGTGGACAAAATCCATCTTTGTTTTTGGTCCTGTTGATGAAGCATTATGATTACCTGTTATAGCGTATTCGCCCATTGAGCCTGAGCTGTCGATTGAACCATACATAATTACGCGGATTTTCTGTGATGATATAGGTGATTCGGTAGATGCGGCCACCAGTTGGGGGATGCTGATTCGAAGAATACCGCGATTATATTCTTCATCTACGACGGTAGGGGGTTTCTTGTTTTTGATGAGCTTAAATGTAGGAATCATTTTTGGACTGTTTGACTGTTTGATGGTAGATAACTGTATTATAGTTAATAATACAGTTTCAATTCAATTTTTCATATTTCGATATACGATGGTAATATGAAAAATATTGATAATTAGTCACTCCTCGCTTTTAGTACCTTTTGGTCCTTTTATGCTTATGTTTTCTAGTTCTTCTTCTTCTCATATTATGGCGAACAAAGCGACGTGTTTTTCTAGTGGGACGTTTTCTTTTACTCAATTTACCACCTACTGATTTATAAAGCCTTGATGATAATGAAGCAAGAGAATTAGATGACTGTTGCCGTTCACTATGAAGGTTAAACATATCCGGATTGTAGCTTCTGTATAATGCTGCTGCTGCTACTTCGGCTGCTGCTACTTCGGCTGCTGCTACTACTTGGATATGTTTGACCTTTATCATAAATTCGTCACATTCTTTTATAGACCCGAAGCTTATCACAAATGGTAGAGTAATAGATGTAGGAGCCAAAGATGGCGATGAACTATCTCTAACAGTGACTTTGATACATTTAGAGTTGGAAAAATTGGAGCTAGAATCTGTTCTAGGAGAACTATTTTTATCCCTACAATTAGTGTTCATACCACTAGACTTATGCAGATTAAAAACAAGTTCATTTAATGTGTATATATTTAATTCAACAGTATCGTCACCTATTGTAATAATTACTTTGTCATCTTCTGTTCGTAATACGGCAGGTAGTTCTTGTTGTGTATGTTGGATAGGCGTTTGATTATATTGTATTGTCACATTATACTGTCCATTGTGTGGTATTGAAGGTGGAGGAGAATCGTTTGCTGCTTTTCCATTTCTTTTTTCCAGTAATTTATTCACTAATGATTCAGTTGGACTTGAAACACTCGAATTTGGAAAATTCACAATTGGCACATCACTCAACTCCATACCAAGTGCAGATGCAACATCGTCGCCTTTAGGTATTACCGATTTAACACTAGGTATTGCATCTGAATCACCTTCACTATCTGACTCACTTGTAGAGTCATCTGGCATTCCTTGTTTTCGATTTTTTATTCTCCTTGTTTTGGCTTTTTCACGGTGTTCAGCAACTCTTTTATTTCTATCATCAGTCGAATCTTCTTCGCTATTCGAGGTTAACCTTGGCTTTTGTAGTTGTTTGTCTAGATTATCTAAAATTCCATTTATCCTATCAACTTCAGCTTGCTTTGCGTTCTTTTCTCGCTGTTCTCGTTCTTGTTGCTCCTTTCCTGTCCAAACAGTTCCCAATATTGAATCAGCGCCGTTGCTTGACGCTAACATTCGTTTTAACGACGCATTCACCTTTTTCTCAGCTTTTAACCTTCTTTTTCTTTCTTCTTCTTCTACATCGTCATTCTGTATTTTTATTTTATGAGACGTAGAAGCAAGTGAAGACATCGCCAACACATCTGCTGTATGTCTGGCGTTTTCTGCTGCTATATGTCTTAGTCTTTCTTCTGGAGAAAGGTACTTCAACCTGTCTAGTTCTCCTGGTTTGTTAGGATCGAACGTAAATATAGGTCCTGTAGGTTGGTTGAGTGGGGTGGAGGATTTTACCCATCGTGGTGATTTTGATAGTTGTAGTTGCCGTTCGTTTTCTGCTTCTTGCTGCTGTTGTCGCCGTCTGTTTGCTTCATACCATTCTATTGCAATCTTAAACGTCTCAGGATTTGCCAGTGCATGCTGCGGCTGCGGTTGTTGCTGCCACTGTAATGCTTCTTGAGATGCTGCTGCTCGTTTGATGTCGGTGTCGATGTCTGTTGATTGCCGTTGTTGTGCTAATGCTTCTTGCTGCGGCTGCGGTTGTTGCTGCTGCTGCCGATGTTGCTGCTGCTGCTGTGGCGGTGATGCGGTTGGTTCTCGACTATCGATTACGGCTTGCCGACCTAGTACTGATTTTACACCGTTACTTAAATCTGTTAAATTATAAAATTTTAAACGGGCATCAGTTTGGTCGTTGGGATACATAATGTTTGCTTTATCTTGTTGTGTAGCTTTTGGTGGTGCTATTGTAGTCACTACTGCCGATGATGCTTCTGCTGCTGCTGCTACTGCCGCTGTTTTTGGTCGTAATTTAAAGCGTCCATCCAATGGTAGTTTATTTCGTCTTTCTGCGTTTTGTGTTGCTTCCTCGAGGTCTTTAGTTGTTTTGACGCCTACTAGTATTATATTTAGTTTACTATTTTTATAAAGTGGTACTCCATCCAGACCTATAACATATTCCCACCCATTTCGCATTAAATCTGGTGTTATGATATTTTTATTTTGAATGTCTAGTAGTTGCGCTGCTTCTTGTTGTTGTTGTTGTTGTTGTTGTCTTAATCTTTCAGCTTCTTGCTGCTGCTGTTGTTGCTGTTGTGGTTGGTGTTGTTGGTGTTGTTGTTGTTGTTGTTGTTGTTGTTGTTGTTGCTGTTGCTGTTGCTGTTGCTGTTGGTGTTGCTGTTGTTGTTGCTGTTGCTGTTGTTGTTGTTGTTGGTGTTGCTGTTGGTGTTGCTGTTGTTGTTGGTGTTGCTGTTGGTGTTGCTGCTGTTGTTGCTGTTGGTGCTGTTGTTGCTGCTGCTGTTGCTGTTGTTGTTGTTGTTGTTGTTGTTGATGTTGTTGTTGTGGTTGGTGTTGTTGGTGTTGTTGTTGTTGTTGTTGTTGTTGGTGTTGCTGTTGCTGTTGCTGTTG